GATCAGCTCGACATCCCGCTGGAGGACGGTTCGGTCTTCGTCGATCAGCGGACCTCGCTCGATATGCTGATCGACGACTTCGGCATCCTGCCGCTGCCGCAGCAGCTCGATCAGGTCTTCATCCCGCAGGACGGTCCTGGCGGCTTGCGGCCGAACGGCGTGACCTTCGAGGTCGTCTCGGTGACCGACAATGCGGGCGGCGTCCTCAATCTGATCCTGCGTAAGCTTGCCGATTCGCTGCCGCCATGAATGCGCCGCTGACCGTCACCCTGACGCAGAGCTATTCGCAGGTCATTCGCGACGCCATGTTTGCGACGCTGGTGCAGCTGCCGTTCTTCGCGCCGTTCAAGGCGCGGCGAAGCAAGCAGCTGCCCATGCAAGAGCCGATCCTGCCCTATCTCGGCGTCTATATCGTCGGCGAGGAGATGCCCGCCGACGGCGATGTCGGCGCTGGCGACATTCGCTTCATTCACATGCTGCGCATCGGCTTCCAGGTGATCATCGAAAACAACGATCCGGTGCAATCCGAGCTTTATCTCGATCAGGCCTTCTGGGCGATCATGAACGGTCTGTGGACCGACGCCGATCTCACGAACATGATCGAGACCGACATGCCCGACAACGTCCGCTTCGAGGGCGTCGAGCGCGGCACGCGGCGCCACGTCTGGGGCACGATGGGCGCCACCAATGAGAAGCCGATCGGCGAGCTGGAGTACATCGCGACGGTCAAATACCGGACTGAATGGTTCCCGAGCAACTTCCCCGATCTGCGCCGCATCCACGAGGAGGTCGTGCCGCTGCCCGAGCAGGGCCTCGTGCCGCCCGCGAGCCAAGTGCAGCGCATCATCATCGAATACGAATTCCTGCCGACCAACGCATGGCCATCGAACGCGGTCTACGCGGGCAGCGGCTGGATGTCGGCAAAACCGACCTATCCGTATGAAGGCGCCGCCTTCGCGGGCAGCGGCTCGCTGATAGCCAAACCTGTCAACCCATCGGCCCGCGCCAGCTTTGCGGGCAGCGGCACGCTCACAGGCAAGTACAGCTAACAGGAGACTGAGATGACCGAGGAACTGAGCGAGGCGCAGAAAGTCCGTCTGAAGGCGATCAAACAACGCGAAGAGTACATCGCCAAGCGCATGCCGAAAGAGGAGCGCGTCCGCGTCGTGCCGCGCAATGAGGACATGCGCCTGTTCCTCAAGCATCCGAACGGCGTCGGTTTTCCCGAGAGCGGATCGGTCGAATGGCCGCTCGACGGATTTACGCAGCGGCGCATCGCCGACGGCGACGTCACGGTCGAGGGCGGCAATGGCGGCGGACACGCGCCGCGCGCGCCGCGCCACGCCCAGTAAACGGAGGGTCCTATGCCGATCAGCTTCAACAACATTCCGTCCAACATCAAAGTGCCTTTGTATTGGGTCGAGGTCGATCCCTCAATGGCAGGCCTGCCGACGCTCGGGCTGCGGGCGCTCTTGATCGGCACCATGCTCGGGCCGACCTTCGCCAAGGCAACGCAGAATGTCCCCATCGCTATTGGCTCGCAGGCGCAGGCCGACGCTGCCTTCGGCAAAGGCAGCGAGCTGTCGCGGATGTTCTCGGCCTACTTTGCCAACAACTTCGCCAACGAGGTTTGGGGCCTCGGCGTGCCCGAGCCTGCTGGCGGGACCGCGGCAACCGGAACCATCACGGTGACGACGGCGCCGACGGCGGCGGGAACCATCGATCTCTACATCGGCGGCGTGCATGTCCCGGTCAATGTCGGCGCCACCGACACGACGGCGACCATCGCCACCAACATCGCGGCGGCGATCAACGCCACGCTCGATCTGTCGGTCTCGGCGACCGCGGCGACCAACATCGTGACGCTGACCAACCTCTGGAAGGGCGTCAACGGCAACGACATCACCGTTCTGGTCAACTACTACGGGACCATCGGCGGCGAGATTCTGCCGCCCGGTCTGGTGCTCACCCTGCCTGCGACCGGACAGCTCACCGGCGGCGCTGGCGTCCCGGTGTTTACGACGCCGATCAGCAACATGGGCGAGATGCCGTTCGAATATGTCGCCATGCCCTACACCGATTCGACCTCGCTGCAGGCCTTCGAGCAGGAATACGGCTTCAGCGATACCGGCCGCTGGGGCTGGCAGCGGCAGCTGTTCGGCCACATTTTCAACGCCAAAAGAGATACCTACGCGAACCTGCTGACCTTCGGCCTGTCGCGCAATTCGCCGGTCATGTCGATCATGGCGGTCGAGGTTCTCTCGCCGTCGCCGGTCTTCGAATGGACCGCGGCCTATTGCGCCAAGGCGCAGCGCGCTCTCGCCAACGATCCGGCGCGGCCGCTGCAGACCCTCTCGCTCAACATGATAAAGACCGCGCCGCTGCAAAGCCGTTTCCATTTCGTCGAGCTGAATTCCTTGGCCGACAACGGAATGGCGATCCAGAAGGCGGGCAGCGATCAGCAGCCGATGATCGCCCGTGAAACAACGACCTATCAGCTCAATCTCTACGGCAATCCTGATGATGCCTATGAGCTGGTGACGACGCTCGCGACCCTGGCAAAGGTCCTGCGCAATCAACGGCAGGCGGTCACTTCGAAGTTTGCCCGCGTCAAGCTGGCGAACGACGGGACGCGTTTCGGGCCCGGCCAGGCGATCGTCACTCCGGGCGTCGTCAAGGCCGAGCTGATCGCGCAATATCGGCTCGACATGTATAACGGCCTGGTCGAGGACGTCCGCGACTTCACCGAGTTCTTGATTGTCGAACGTGACCCCAACGATCCGAACCGCCTCAACGTCCTCTACCCGCCCGACCTCATCAATCAGCTGCGCATCTTTGCTGTCCTGGCGCAGTTCCGTCTGCAGTACGACCGCGGCGTCGATCAACTGATCGTGGCCCCGAGCCCGATCGGCGTGACCGGCATCCTGCCCGCCTAACTTTTCCCTCGCGAAAAATAGGAGACTGCCATGGCCCAGCGCTTTGCCGGGATTGCATTCCTTCTGGTTGATGGCAACCAAATGGCCTTGCGCGGCAACTTCACGGTCTCGCCCAGCGTCGTCGAGCGGACGATGATCGCCGGGCAGGATCGCGTGCACGGCTATCAGGAGCTGCCGCGCGTGCCCTACATCGAGGGCGACATCTCGACCATCCCTGATCTCAACCTCACCGACCTGCAGGCGCAGGTCAACGTCACCGTCGTCGCCCAGCTCGCCAACGGCAAACAGTACACGCTGGGGCAGGCGGCCTGCAAAGCGGGCTTCGACGCCAATACCCGCGATGGTCAGGTGCGCGTGCGCTGGGAAGGCGTCACTTGCGATGAGATGAGCCTATGAACACCATGACCAAGCCGCGTCTGCGCGAGGGCTTTCAGCCCGACGAGCCGACAGCTCCCGAGCCGACGCCTGCTCCCGCCGAACCGATCGAGCAATGGCCGCTCGTCGTCAAGCTGCGGCATAAGCCGATCATCGATCCAAGCAAGCCCGACCATATCCGCGAGCTGCGCCTGCGCCAGCCGACCGCGGGCGACATCGAGGCGGTCGGCGCGCCTGTGCAGATGGGCGGCGGCGGCATGTTCGTGATCGACGAGCGCAAGATGGGCGCCATGATCGGCCGCCTGTCGGGCATCCTCTCGCCGCTGCTGCAGCAGATGGATTCGCGCGACTGGTATACGGCAGCATTCCGGCTCTACCGTTTTTTTCTGCCTACCTGGGAGGAGACCTGACCGCGGTCGATAGCATCGTCCTCGATTGCTATTGGCTCGCGCGCTGGTATCACCAATCGCCCGAGCATTTCCTCGCCATGCCGCTCTCCGACGTGCATCGCCACGTCAGGCGGACGCATCAGCTAGCGGAAAAGATCGCCGACGCAGCGGACGACGACGATGCCTGAAAACGAGGAACTAAGATTAACAGTTACGCTCGTCGACAACGCCTCGCAGGGCCTGCGCCAGCTGCAAGGGCAGATGGCCGAGTTGGGCCAGGGCCAAGGTGCCGACAACATGCGACGCATGACGCGCAACGTGCAGGAGATGCACGAGCGCGGCATCAAGCCTTGGCTGGAAAATATCGACAAGGCGGGCAGGGCGATCCTCCCCGAGTTCGCGCGCGGCGTCCAGGGCAGCATGACTGCCATGATCGGCTTCGGCGCCGGTGCCGTCGGCGCTGGCGTGGCTATTGCCGAGGTCATTAGAACCGTCGGCGCGGCAAGGGAGAAATTCAACGCGTTTCTTGCCGACACGCAGAAGCTCTCCGACTTGCAGACCATCACAGGTCAGCATGCCGCCGAGATCAAGAAAATGGGCGAGGCCTATCGCGAGGCCGGGCATACTGTCCAGGAGGGCCGCGAGGACTTCATCGCCATGTCGCACGCCATGGCCGACACGACGCGGACCTTCAGCAAAGTGCGCCAGGAGATGCTCTCTGGCATTCAGACGCCCGAGCAAACGCGGGCGATGATTCAGGCGATCGAGGAGATCAAACGGACCGGCACCGTGACCGACGCGATGAATAAATTGCGCGAATACGGAGCAATCGCCGAAGACAACATACGCAAGCGACTACGGGCGCAACGCGAAGCCGGACAGATCGTCATCACCGATGCTGAGATCGAGCAGCGTGCCGCTGAGGCAGCAGAGAAGCTATATCGATTCTACAATCTCAAAGGGCTCCAGTTCCTGAAAAAGCCGATCATCGGCCCGACGCCCGAGGAGATCGCACAGCAAGATCAGTACATCGCTCAGGTCCAAAAGCTCAATGAATTATACGGACAAATCGAAGGCCATTGGGACAAGATCGAATCGAAGGCGATATCGACGCTGATCTCCTGGACTAATTTGATTCCGATCTTAGAGCGCTGGGAGAGAATTCTCGGACTTTGGACGGAAGGGCGGCTGGTTCCGAAGGATCAACCCGTCGAGCAAGCACCGCCGCGATGGAATTATCCGCCTGGAGTGAAGCGACCGCCGCCGAACGCTCCGCTCGGCCAGCAGCAGGGAACCACGCCAGGAGCGCGGCCACAGTATTTCTCTGGCACCGGAGAATTCGGGCCCGGCTGGGACGACATGCGAATGTCGCAGAACGTCGAGATCAGCGCCAGCCGTGTCGTCAACGACAACCTCTTGAAGGCAACCCGCGATCTCGCGAATGAGATGAAGCGGCTCAACGACAACTTGCAGCTCGGCGCCTTCGGTCCTGGCGGCGCCGCAGGGCTTCCTGGCGGCCTCGGGCTCTTCGGCGGCGGCGGCGGTGCTGGCGGCGGCATCGGCCCCTATGCGGGTGCAGGCCTCGGCCGCGGCGGCCTCTACTTCCCGCAGGGCGGCGGCGGCGGCGCGCAGCTCGGCCCTGGCGGCGGCTCGGTCGGCACGGGCGGCATCAACGACGCGGCGAGCTTCGATAAGGCCTTCAAGGGCACGGCCCTCGAAGGGCACTGGAGCGATGTCGAGACGGCGGCGAAGGCCAACAACGTCCCGCCGAATCTGATGGCCGCCATCATGGCGCACGAGACCGGGCTCGGGCGCGTCCTCACCGGCAACAATGTCGCGGGCATCATGGGCGGCCCGGGCGGCAGCAAGTCGCAGTACCCGTCGATCGGGGCGGGCATCCTGGACGCGGGCCGCATCATCGGCAAAAATTATGAGCGCGCGGGCGGCGATATCGACAAGCTTGCCAGAATCTACGCGCCGCCAGGAGCCGCCAACGATCCGCGCGGCTTGAATGCAGGCTGGGCGGCAGGCGTGCGCCACTATCTCGGCGGCGGCGCCGATGGCGGCTCGACGCGACCCTCGGGCGCCGCCGGTGATCCGGCTGTCCCTGGCGACATCCTCGCCCGCGCGCGACAGGTGGCGCTGGTCGGCGGCCCGGGCGCGGTCGATCACTTCATGCGCGAGCAGGGCTATCCCAAGGCGGGCAACTGGTGTGGAGAATTTGCGGCGTCGGTCGTCAAGTCGGTCGGCGGCACGCCGCCACCGGGCGCAGCGGTCGCTTCGAACTGGCGGCGCTGGGGCGTGGCTGATCCGACGCCGCATGTCGGCGATATCGCTGTCGCCAATCGCAATGTGCCGACCGGGGCCACCGGTTCGCACGTGACGTTCGTCGAAAGCTACGACCCGAAGACCGGAACCTTTATCGGCCTCGGCGGCAATCAGCGGGCAGGCTTCGAGAGCCGCTTCCGAGCGAGCGAATATTCGTTCCGCCGTCCCGATGTCGATCGCGCGCTGTCGCATCGCGTCGAGGGAACCGGCCATATTGACGTCAACGTCAACGGGCCGAAGGGAACCGTCGTGCGCGGCCGCGCTGGCGGCCTGTTCAAGCACGTATCAATTTCGCGACAAACGCAAATGGAGCCGACCGCTACGAGCAGCTACGAGGAATGATCGA